ATGCTGACAAAACTGGAAGAGAAGATATCGAGCCGCAAGCCCTACCCCATGTCCTGGGAAGAGCAGTCGATTCTTTTTGGCGAGTTGCCCGCCCACTTGCAGACGATGGCTTTGTTCAAGGTGAACACGGGCTGTCGCGAGCAGGAGGTGTGCAAATTGAAATGGGATTGGGAGATTGCGGTAGCGGAACTGGGCACCAGTGTGTTTCTGATACCGGCCGATTTTGGCGGCCGGCATGAGCGGTCGGGAGTGAAGAATGGTGATGAGCGCCTGGTGGTGCTCAACACCGTGGCCATATCGATCATTGAGAAGCAGCGTGGTATCAGCAAGGAATGGGTGTTTCCTTACAACGGTACTGCGATGCACCGGATGAATGACTCAGCCTGGAAGAAGGCGCGAGTGAGAGCGGCGAAACTCTGGCAGGAGAAAAACCTTCGCCCCGCTCACCCTGGCTACTTGTCTATCCGGATTCACGATTTGAAGCACACGTTTGGTCGACGGCTACGAGCAGCAGGTGTAACCGAGGAAGACCGCAAGGCTTTGCTCGGACACAAGAACGGCAGCATCACCAGTCACTACTCCGGCGCCGAGCTGGGGCAGCTGATAGAAGCTGCAAATAAGGTGTCAGCCACTGACTCGCGTGGGACGGTGCTGACGATTCTGAAGAGAAGGCAGGCGTGAAATGTGGAGAAGTCACGCAAAAGTCACGCACATGAAAAAGCCCAACCTTCACAGATTGGGCTAAGTCATTGAATAATATGGTCGGGACGGAGTGATTCGAACACTCGACCCCTAGCACCCCATTCAAGCTGGACTTACTCAGCGCCAGCAAATACGGGACTCCAGCAACAGACGCTCGCTGCAACGATGCCCTACGCTGCTGGATACCGAGTAACGATGTCACTCGAAAAGTCACTGAGGCTTTTTCTCCCCCTCACAGCGAATACGAATTCACCTACGCAGAAGTCTAGAAACCTGTTCAACAGACATATCCAAAAATTGCACATAGCTATAAGGATTATTTGCTTTCCACTTTTACTTTTTAGCTAATATTGATCTTTCGTCCATCCAGCGATTTGCAAAAACCACAAGAAAAGGCGGAACAAATGCCATAGCTACCATTTTAAAAATTGGCTCACTAGAGCTGAACCTATTAACAAATTCAGACTCAGAAAAAAATCCTTGATTAAGCATTAGCAAACTTGCAAGCAACACTACTGCGTTGTAAGTAAGCGAAATACAAATCAAAGATGTTATAAGCAGATTCAAAAATGACGAGACCTTGCCTCCTGGATTTTTTTTAGATATATACAACCCAATACACATAACAACTACAGCAACAAAATACGCAGCAAAACCCACATACATTTCATAATTCAATGTTATTGCAGAAAGCAGCGCACCTACAACTGATGCAACTACAATTGGATAAAAATCACGCAGCGCCTTAATTAAACTAATCCCCAGCACTTCGCTTACAACAGAGCTCTCGCTCGCGGTTTTTTTACTTGACAATTGCAACTCCTTGTTAACCACCAACCAAACGCATTAGACTTCAACCATTTATAGTATCGCATTAAGGAACATGAAATACATCTATTGATGTTATAGCCAATAAATTTTCTTGTTGGGACTGACCAAAAACCAGTTGACCGTTCCAAATCAGAGCAAAAACCGAAGCACCTTGGGCTAATATGCCGGGCGGCTCCCATAGGAGTTTTCAGAGAGGTACTAAGCTGCTTGTTACGCCAATTCCGGTGAATGTGCTCCCCTAAAATTTTACTCAATCAAACGGACATAGCTTTGGCAAGCTCGCAACGCGATCAGTCCTTGGTCGCCGTCACTAGTGATTCCGATAATTCGTTGAGCATGCGCTGGGTCAAGTTGGGCTCTATGGGTTCCATGAACCACGCCGCCGGTGCCGGTGGTGGCTTGCACTCCGCTACAATCAGTTGTGGCAGCGGCATCGAGTTGGACTGACAACCGCAGATCAGCAGTAGCAATGCGATCGCGCAGGCGGGCTTGTATGGTTTTCTCATCGGAAAGGGCTCGGTAATGGGCTTGATCACTGGCTGCCAGCCACTGTTCCAGGGCTATGCGCTTGCCCTGCTGCTCAAGGAGCAAAACGGAGTTGGCGTTGGCCAAGCGCGTGAGCGCGGTTTGATGCTCTGCGTTCAAATCAGCCAGTTGCTTCCCGTAGCGCCAGGCGTCCACTTTCCATGTGGAAAAACAAGCAATTACCACCAGTACAACAAGACCCAGCCAGCGGCCCGGGCTCACGCAAGCACCTTCAGCGCCTTGGCGTACAGCACCTGACGATCTGCTGCACCGTTCTGGCCGCCATTAATGCGCTGGATGATGGCATCGAACTTGCCAGCATCCGCCAGAGTGTTCAGCCCATTGGTTGCCCAGAACCACGCAGCTGACATACAAGCGTGCTGTGGTTTCTCTAGCAGCTCAGCCTGCGCGATCAAGTCCAAACCCAGCGCTTCACCGCAGGCCCAGTAGTTGTTCTTACCGGTGATCTGTATAAGGCCGCGCCCGCGATACCTCCAGCCATCACCAGTGGCGGTGTTGCCCATGCGATTACCGTAGGCGATGTTGGCGATCTGCTCGGGCTTGCGTGCGACTGCGCTGGCCAATTCCACGTCGAAACGACTTGGCCAGGTCTTGCGCAGAGCATCGGAGCTGTAGTTGAGGTTTTCCACCAGGCGCGTTAGGTGGCCGGATTCGTGGCCGACCTGCGCAATAAAGGCCGCAATGCGCTTCGCACCAACAATCTGGTACCGGCTCATCGCGGTGTTTAAGAAAGGAACAAAAACGCCGGCAACTAGGCCGGCGTTCGGGAGGATCTGCAGCAGTTGCGGCATGGTGATGGGCATGGTTTTCTCCAGGCAATAAAAACCGCTCGCAGGCGAGTGACTTGAGGTTTTGGCTCAATTGAAAAGCTGTGCTCTAGCCTCGTCGATGGTCAGGTCTAAGTCGTATTTCTCGACCAGCAGCGTTACGGCAAAGTCATTTCTGGAATAGCCATCGATTGCGATCTGCTTACGGAAGGCCTGCACCTCACACCAACGGCGGTACGGTCGGACGAACTTGTAAAGCAGTTGATGCAAGACGGGAGCCAGCCCAAACAATGGCTAAAGAGAGGCTAGGACGAACAGCGTCAGCGCCGTGCAAAGCATCAACCCAATGGCCAGCAATGCATACCACTGCTGCACATGCGTTTTCTCATGTTCGATCAAACCAGCAGCATCCTTATATTTCGGCTTTATTTTGATGAGCGGGCCTTGAGCTCTGCCGCCGAATTCATTGGCAAGTTTTTTGATATACTTAATCAGGTAGTACTTCATTTAATAACCTCGCTCTTTTCGCGCGTCAAAGGCGCGATCACAAGTATTATTCGTTTAAAAATATTTCCCTACAGACATTAAAAAGCCCGCACTTGGCGGGCTTCTATTGGCTCACAACTAGATCATGTCAATATGGCGACACGCTCTTTTCGTTCAAATAATGATGCCATTTTTTTGCCGGCATTCATCATCGGTTTTTCCAAGTAATTGAACACTACCCAGCTGACCGCCAACGTGACAAAAGCCGAAGTTGTGTAGCCGGCGAAAGCACCTAACCCAACCTTTGCCGACAGTGTGACAACCACCTTTGCTACAACTGGATGTAGCAAGTAAATGGAATAGCAGGCCGACCCAAAGAAACCGAGAATCTTAGCCGGTGCAGCCTTGAATGATGGATTCAGGAAATAGAGGCCGGCTACAAAAGCTATGCAAGAGAACGAAAGCACGAAGCGTTCAGCCCCAGTAACGATTGCGATTGAATCACCTGAAACAGAATAGAAACAAAAAACTAGAAAGGAGGTCGACAGCAATACGATCGACGCAATATTTTTCACCTTAGCCAACTTGCCATACACACCAAGCGCAACACCGCTCATGAATAAAAATAGCTGATTAAACGGATTTATATAAACGCCCCATTGCTCAGCCAAGGGCATGCTGGTATCAAGTCGATATACGGCAAAATAAACACCCACAACAATGCTCAAAGCCACTACCAAAGGAAGAACCCAGGGTAATCTACTCGAAAGCAAAAACACCACTGGCAGAATTGCATAAAACACCATTTCATTACCAATAGACCATGCACCAACATTAAAATATGCAGAAGGGTCAACGAATCCAAACAGCAATGAGTAATTCAGAAATACTTTAAACAAATCAAGTGAATGCGCCTGCCCCCCAGCAACGCTGGCCAACAATGACGCTGTTAACACCAACCAAAAAAGCGGGAATATCCTGAAAACTCGTTTGATCACAAATGAGCCTATATCACTTACAGAAGATATCCTGCCGTAATACACTAAGCCGAGGCTCAGACCGCTGAGTATGTAAAACATTGAAACAGCATATATGCCAAGCTTCCCAAGTAGGTGTTCGCTACCTATAGGACCAGCACCCCAACTAATATAGTGATAGATCATTACTGAAAGAGCCATGAGCCCCCTCAGGTAATCAAGTGACTCAATCCTTTTCATAACAACTTCCGATATCGTAGGGTCAGTATGGATGAAGCGGCTGCATTTATTGGTGCTAATCGTATCCTAAACGCTCTCATACCACCATCAAACGTGGGGCACGAGAACGCCATTTGGCACGCCCAGTATCAGCTAACGTCAATTTTTACAGCATCAACCAGCAGTGTTCCCGCCATCCCCCCCGCAGAACGGACTACTACAGCACAGGTAGGGGTATCCACCATTTGTGAAATGGGGATGCTAAAAGTGTACCAAGACCAGTTTCCGGCCGGCACGTTTTGCGCGGTCTGAGTCGAGATGGTAACGAGCGCAGAAGCTAGATAGGTCTGGATTGTACACGCCCCGCCAACAGCCTTTGCTCGAACTCGAATCAAGAGATTAGAAGCTGGATAACCCACGTAAGCAAACGCTGGAATAGAGGCCACACCCCGGTTAGGAGCAGTAACAGCCGCAACAGCATCATCATTGCCAATACTGGTCGGGTCTGAAGCTAGAGCGTTTGCCCCACTATTGAAAGCACCGAAGGCTGCATCTGTAGGTCGGATCAGGCCAGCCAACGCTACGTTCTGCTGCGAAAGCGTTGAATTCAAGGTAGGTCCGCAATTACGAATTATCGTTTTGCCCGTAGTGTTCGGGGTCGAAATGTCTCGCTCATTCAGGGTCATGGCAATATCAGAATAGACATTAGCCTCGCCAGGGTCAGAGATACCAACCTTAAATTGGCTGATCCGACCGCCAGTTACCTTGTGTCCACTACCAACAGAAAGTGACACGCCCGGCTCGATATTGCCCAACCCAGTCACGACGTTGAAAAGGCCGTCAAACGTGCAAGCCGCATAGGTAATACGCATCGGGTTTATTGCAGGGTTGGCAGCACCTGACGAGTCAATGTTGTTGGTGCTAACGCATCGATACGCGCAGCCCTCAACACTGATTCCATAATGCAGCGTGTCGTAATCGCCCTTATGCATGAACGCACGACCGCTACCCTTTGTGATCCCTCCGAATATTTTATTCCCCCTGCCAGGGATAAATACACCCGCCGAGTTACCATCGCTTACGTGATAGTGATTAATTACTGCTGCGCCGCTACCTGTGCCAACGTTCTCGGCGTAGATACCGTGAATCTCGTTGAAGCTTGCCCCACTCTCAAATACCACACCACCCTCAGGAATGTTGATCAGGCGCAGATCGTAAATTTTGGTGCCATGAGCACGGCGGATACCAAGCCCGATAGCATGGCTTGCGCCTAGCCGGGCATCGCGAATCGTAAGGGTGTAAAAAGTATTATTCTGTATCGGTGCACGGGTCGGAATCGGGTCGTTTACCCCTGGGCCATTGAGAATGGTGATCGCATCGATAGCCGCATTAACGCATTCAAAGTCCATGAAAATATTGTCGCTAGTGCCGCGACCGCTGACCAATGCCCCCTCAAGGCAAGCCATTGAAAGTGAGGAGAACGACGTATCCTGAACCTTGACCTTGGATACTCGACAGTCACTGGAGTTGACCAACTGCAAGCCGTATGTAAAACCAACAGCCGCGAGGCTTCCGACGATATCTACATTGTGCAGGCCAGCCCCAATTGAGCCGGCCATCGATACCAGCGCATGGCGGTCGTTGGAGGATGTACCAAGATAACCTTGAATCAGCCGAGTATTGCCAGTCCCCCATAACGCTACATTACCGGGAATGTGAATCCCGTATCCCGAAATTGTAAGATCGCTGAACGGTGCAGAAAGAAGGCTTTTTGTCTTCAGCAGCAGGTCAATCGACGGAAGTTCGACAATGCCACCACCCAGCGCAACCGCTGCTGCAACAGATGCCTTAATGGCTGGAACCCAGTCCCAAGTCTCCGGATCGCTCCCTACGCTGTAACCAACAGCAAGATGTGCTTTTTCCCAGGCATTCAAACGCTGAGCGGAAAGCATGTGACCCACCTTGGTTACTTCCTGAGCAAGCGCGGTTCGCTTCCAGCCGGAAAGGTCGGCTCCATCCGCATACATTTCCTGCCGCAGTGAATCGTCACCAATTAGTTTCAGCTTTGATTCATCGACACCCCACTCAGTTGTTTTCAGCGGCAGAAACTGGCTTTTAACCCGGTACTCATTGCCAAGATAAGTAACAATTTGGGTAGCGCGCTCCAGAGTTAAGCCTGGCGCATAGGGCACAGGAGCTTCATACCCGCTGGAATCCAAAAACGCTTTGAACTGGACTTCGCGATCAGTTTGAGCCGTATCAAACTCAGTGACGCGGCGCAGGCGATCCGCAACGTAATCAGCCTCCATGCCCTTCCACGACTTGCGCGGTACGCCCTTTCGGTCTTGATATGACGGCTCACCCCCAAGCAGTAATAGATCCAAGTTCTGGGCGTTATCGGACAAGTCTTTTGGGGAGGAGGACCCGACTGTGTTGCCAGTGTTGAAAGCCATGGGCATTTTTCTCGCAGGCGCGCCCATGCCACCGCGAAGAGTGCGGAAGCGTTAGCGCTGTTTTAAGTTCCCGGCGAGCTGCCGGTGGAATATGTAATAGGTGCAGCGACCAGGGCCGGCTGTTATGGGGTGGGCTCAGCCTTCGGCCACTTCTGGTTCATGGCGATATCGAAGATGTCAGCCATTGCGATGTAGTCGGGTGCCTCAATGATCCACTCAGCCCCCAGAACCGGCCGTTTGAACAGCTCCAGCTTCGCGGTAAAGCGCCAAAAGCTCTCACCGACCAGAATCGGCCCCTCGTAGATATCAACGAATCGCGCGCGGTGTTCATCCATGCCCAGCGGCGTTTTGAGTGGGCATTGAAACCACAAGCTGCCCGACAGCAGGATGTGTTCAAACCACCCCTCAAATAGCTGCGCTTCACCGTCATCCATCAACCAGGTAACAGAAGCCACGGTGGGCACCGAGGTGAATCTCCGTCGCTGCCTGGCTCGCCCGCTCTGGAGTTCAGAGCGGGCCATGGGGCTTACTGGCTGGAAGCCATAACCATCACGCTGCGGCTCGGGCAGAAACATTGGATATGCAATCATTAACTGCCTCTTTATGCCGCTTGTGGGTTCATGTCGGCGCGCTGTTGTCGTACTGATAAACCCGGGCGTCATAGGGCATGCCTTCTACCGTGACGTTGCCGCCGCTCGATGGGTTCACGACGGTGACCAGCGTGGGGTAACTCCACCGGTTGACTGGGCCAAACAGCAGATGCGGCGGTTCCGGGTCCCAACTGGTGTCCGGGTCGAAGTCCAGGCTGTTTACGCTTACCCGGTAGTCATCAATCTGGGTCGCTGGCCACGGCCCCGAAAGCGTGCCGTCCTGCCTGCGCAACGCAATCACATGCGGCCCGCCGGCGGACCAGTCGAATGGCTCGGTGCTTTCAAGCGCGATCCCACCAGGTACTGCCTCAACGCTGAGCAAAATCGAACTCTGGCCGTACCCCGGCACATCGTCGGCCACGGCCGCGTAACTCATGTAGCCGGAGTTCAGCGCGTCCAGTTCGGTTTCCCAGCGGTAGGTGTCGTTGCGGTACTTCTGGTGCCCACGGCGGCGCATGCCGATACGCCAGGCGCGAGTGCGATCGGCGATGCCCGGCACCTTGACCTTCTCGACCTTGTTGCCCAGATCACCCGGCCAGCGGCATTCAACGGTCTCCCACGCCCAGGTGATCGAGCTGAAGTACTCGACATCAACACCGTCAAAGTCGTCGCTCGATGGAAACACCAGTTGCCGCTTGAGGCCTTTGGTCATGTTCTGCGGCGTGTACATGTGCTCGAACTGCGTGCGCGGCTCATCTCGCACCGGCAGCAGCAGTCCGCGGTTGATGGTCAGTTCGGAGAACCCGGCGGCCAGCGCGTCGTTCATCGCGTCCTTGACTGTACTGGCGTCATCAATCGTCATGTCGAAGGTGTCGCCGCGTGCGCGGTAAACCTCGTGCAGTCGGTCCAGCTCGGGCAGATCCAGATCCGCATCGGTGTACCCGGCCGACTTGGCGATGTAGAGGAACCACGGCACGATATCCCGCGTCGGTGTCTCCACGGCCCAGGCGCCACCCGAGCGCACCGGCAGCACCCGGGTGGCCTCGACACTGACCAGACTTTCGGATTGCGCCGAGAGCCGGTCACCGTTGCGCACGCGCACGGCAATTACGGTCATGTCGTTGTAGCGCGTCGGCGCGCCCATCATCTTGCCGCGCAGGCCGTACCACATGACGTCATCCATCACTTCGCCCGAGTTAACCCCACCCACCTTGGGCATACGCTTGATGCGGCACTCAGGGCGCATGGGATAGGGCAAGGTCTGGCGGTAGGTGAAGCCCTGGGCATCCATCGAGTTGCCGGTGACGGACTGAGGCAGCGCCGTCCAGGCGCCTGATGTGGCCATGTCCCGGTACTCAAACTGATGACCAGACGAAACGGCGTACTGGTCGCCCTTCTTACCATTGCCGATCAGGCCGCCGGTGAAGAACACGTCCCACTCGATTTCGGTGACCAGCTCGCCTTCAGGACACGCGGCGAACGATCCTCGATATCCACCCTCAAGGTTTGACGAGTCCAGTTCAATGCGGCCGTGAATCGTCTCCTGCAGGCTGAACCCGGGCCAGTCCTCGTCGATATCACCGCTGGAAGTCAGGCGTTCCACTGTGAGGGTGCCAACAGCGGTGGTAATGATTCGATAGCGCAGCCCACGCGGGCCGATGGTGGCCAGGCCCTCCCCCATTGCCAGGCCGTTGACCGGCTGGCCGCTGTCGTAGTTGAGGGTCATCTCGGCGCGGCGCTCTGGGGTGCCGCTGCTTGTCGCTGCGCCCTTCACGCTGACCGGACTTGAGCCGAGCACGCTTGAGCCGCCTGACGCAGCCAGGGCCAGCCCGGTGAATGGCGAAAGCTCTGTGATCCGCAGCCGTCCAGATGAGGCGCTGGCAATAAAAGGCGCTGATGCTTTTGCCACGTTGAAGGCTGCAACCAGCCCCGCCAAGTCCGTCACATCACTGGCCAGCTCGAC